ATTACTAAGTTAATAAAATGAAGATAATTAAAATACATATAATACTGATAATAAGCGTTTTATTAATTACAGGATGTTTTCGTTATGAAAAACCCGAACCTGAACCTGAAGGAAAAATCATTGTCCTGATGTATCATCGTATCTCAGCAGGCGAAGCACTTAACCTGTATGAACGGAGTGTAAACAGTTTTCTGCAGGACCTTGAATATCTAAGAAATAACAAGATAAACATAATAGATTTTAACGACCTTCTTGCCATTAAGGAGTCAGGAAAAATGCCTGCAGGAAATTCTGCAATCTTAACTTTCGACGATGGCGACAATTCCTGGTTCAATATAGTTCAGCCCATTCTTAAACAATACAGAGCTAAGGCTACTTTCTTTCTCTGGGTATATATGATTGGGAAAAATTCCTTTATAAGTTGGCAGGATGTTGAATTGATGAGCAATTATACCTTAGATGGAGGGATAAGACCATTTACTTTCGGTTCACATTCATATTCCCATCCATTCCTTTACGGTTCCAGAGAGAAATTTTCTGATCCGGATGAATATAATAGTTTCCTTGATTATGAATTCAGAGAATCCAAAAGGATCATCGAGGAGCATGTTCCGGGCAATGTTGAAATTTTTGCTCTGCCTTACGGTGATGGAGCAGGTGATGAGAATATTATTGCAGCTGCTAGAAGGAATGGATATAAATTCATACGCACCTCAGTTCATGCAACAATAAATACTTCCGATTCGGATCTGTTTTTAATTCCTGCAATTCCAATGCTTGATAACACTGAATCAAACGAAATAGGTTTTCATCTGGGACTATAATCCGATTTTGAACTATCATTAAATTAAAAAGGGGAGAAATCCTAATTATCGTGTATAAAATTATCAGTTTGATAACAATTAATTCTATTTGACATAATATTAATTATAGGAAAAAGAATGAAAACCAAAACTGCATTCTAAATGTACCTTATCTTGTATCTGGAATCCTTCTTGAATTAGTTCCATCAAAATTATTACTTAAAACCGTTCCAGTTCCAGCATCCTGAATAATTCCTGGAGCATCCTGAACATATAAAAGATTATTTAGAATACGATTATAATTACAATCAGGACCTATTCTAATTGGATACGCATATCGACCACCGCGTAGCTTATTATTTGAAACAGTATTATATGTTGATCCATCTCCATCGTCATACCAAAACCATAACGCATACGCATTAACACGTGCCTGAATTTCATTATTTGCTATGTAATTATAATCTCCCATATTGACATATACTCCCACAATAGATGTGTTTAAAATGGTGTTATTTACAATCTTCATTGAATCCCCATAATTACTGACCCCATACTGGCAAGAGTCAATATAACAACCATCAATGATACATCCAGTCGATCCACCTTCCATTTTGTTACTCATAATACCAGCGATCATACCGTTACCTTTTATGACGGTATTATAAACCTTATGATATCTAGGTCCAGGATATCCAACATGAGATTCAAAGGAAATTCCAACCCGTGTATTACCACTTCCCCGGGATCCGGTCACATACTTAATAAGACAATTTGAAACAGTTGCATTTCTCGCATACAAAGCGATACCAACGTCAGATGCCCCTTCAAGAACCGTTTCATTAACTTCACAATAATCAGTGCCCAGGCTAAAAGTTACATTATTCCAATAATTGTCCTTAAAATGGCAATTGTCTATTTTAAGATAATGAGTAGTTCCATGAGCACGAACTCCAAACATCGTAAAATCGTGTATGAAACAATTTTCAACTCGACTATGTTTGCTTGAATAAAAATGAATACCGTTACAAATTGCCGTTACAGTTGTACCATCATCTATTTTTGTCTGACCGCTACCATTACCATCAAGCTCCAAATCCTTTAATACAAAATGATCAACATTTCGCACCTGGAAAAACCCATAATGAATGGTTTTTCCAATATCCATACCGTCTTTCATTTTAATCTTTGTTCGATACCTGCCGGCACCCTCAATTAAAATATTGGAATAAGGAACTCGAATTGTATCAACATTCTCGTATAAACCTTCAGAAATGAATATTTTCCCTCCGGTTGTCAGTTCTCCCATAGCCGAATTGAGCACTTCAGATAGTAATGCATCTGAATAAGCAGGTAGAGAAGTATTCGGCGAGGGACGAGCATAGACTGTACCTCCTGATTCCTCTATGTAATAATCATAATCTTGATATTGCCTTGCTGTGAGCTGTGCCTGAATGCTACTTGTTACCCCGTTAACATAACCGATCTCCGTTGAACTAACGTCACCTATTGAAGTTGTTGTTGGTAGAGTAACCGTTCCGGTGAAAGTGGGTGAGGCGCTAAATACAAGATTGCCTGTACCAGTCCTCCCGGTAGCTATATTAAGTAGATTGATTTGCGTACCTGTTGAGGTAACAGTAACAATGCCTATGTCCAGTTCGCCTTCAGGAACATACAACCCTCCATTTGCATTTATGAGGTATTTGAAGTTGTTCTGCCCGTATGTCATTATCGACACGAGCATAAAAATAACTATAATAATCTTTTTCATTTTATGGTCTTTTGAAACTCGTTAAATTTTCCCAATCTGTATCCTCAACCCCGTCGAATCCAGTCGGAGTTATTGTCTGATCAATACATAAAGCACCACTCCGAATAATAATACGAAATTCATCCCCGCTGAACACAATTCGAGTAGGCGAATATAGTTCCGTAAAATTCTCATTACACTTGTTAAATGCTGTCCGGATAGGGTCACCTTTACCATCGTTAGCTGCTGTCCCGATGTTTATAGTTTGTTTTGCCATTATATTGTTATTTCTGCTGTAAAATAAGATGCTCCTTCCGGTATCGAAGCCCGGCTTATATTCAAACTACAAGCGTGACCGTCTAAGGAATCAACATCAACTATCTCGCTAATAGTATCAATCAATACGTTTGCCGAGTTGAAACAGTTAATCTCGACTGTAATATCTTTCTCCGGGCTGGTTAAAAGCGTTTCGGGCAATAGGAACGTAAGGTCAAAAGGCAATCCTTTGAAATAAACGGGTTCCTCAAACTGATTGAAGAACGGAGCAGGCTTGTCGTCTGTTGCAACGTAATCATAAAGATTCGATCCCTGTTCTTCAGACCTTACTGCTTCGACATAATACCACAGTATTTCATCAGACGGTGGTGACAATTCTCCACCTTCAGGATACCACGGGTTGTCTGATCCGTACCAACACTCCCGGTATTCAAATGAGAAATTACCTGACTTATTTGTTTCAGCCATTATCCGGGAGCTATAATCTCCGTTCTTCCCAAGTGAAGTGACTATCCTTAATATCCCGCTTACGTCAAGATCAGCGAATCCCTGACTGTCCGGGGAAGCTATTATCGTTAACGGGTGCAATACTCCATTGATCTTCAGCCTTCCTTCAAAGTAGTAACCGCCTCTTAGTGTGTGATCATTGAAGTAATCAACGTTCCCGACTATTGCGGAATAAACTATGTCGGTTTCTACATCGTAATCTGCTCCCGGCATATCTGTTATCTCTCCGGTATAAGTATTCCCAAGATCATCGACAACAACAATGCTATCTCCTTCCGCACCTGAGAAGTCTGCCGGGGGTGTTATACCAAGATACCCGCCTGACGTTGCCCCAACAGCTATCGGAACAAAGTCGCTTCTTTGAAGCCTGAAGTTGTTAGGCGATTCCGTGGCAATCCATCGACAGATGTCAGCAGGATCGTCAGGATTTACCCTTGCCGGAGTTGAAATTAAGGTTATCATTCTTCCATTTCCTCCATTTTGATTTTAATGTATGCTTCATCATTGCTGATAAACCCGTCCCTTTGATCTGCGTTGAAGTCACGGCATAGTTTTACTATTTGCCCGACCGTAAGGAAATAACCGATCTTAGTTCTGACCACCTTACCTATTGATTCTATTCGTCTTTCTGTTGGTATCATAATAATCAAATAATATTTTCCTCCTCTGTTCTTCCGTTACGATAGCCGTAACTCCACTTTCCAAGATGACTAGGAATTTGCCTGACGGGAATTTTTTAACTGTATGCAGGTATTTTAGCTTTTCCATTATATAACCTCCATTGTTATTTCCCCGATCTTGTTGCTGAATTTCTGATTGATCTTTTCAATAGTTGCTGCCCTGACTGAAGTATAAATGTCAACAAACTGTTTTGACCGGAAGTGTTTATTTCCGTATTTGTTAATATACCAAGTGATAAACTTTGCTTCTCTGATCCTTCCTTCCTCAGTTACCGTTCTGAACATATTTCTTGCTCCCATCCAAGCAAAAATCCGCTTCCATAATCCTGAATCACGATTGCTTTTTCTAGGTGGGCGTCCTTTCTGCAAAACAGGAAGCCAAAAAGGAACAAGCACTCCGATATGAAGATTATCTTCTTCGATCTCAAACTGTCTCATTACTGATTCTGGGACAACGTTACCGTAAAACATAGACTTATGACCGATTGCCTCGATCATGTATTTCATTTCCGGGTTAAGATCAGGGATCATAAACAGGGATTACGGGTTTCATTTAAAAGATAATAGATATTGAGATTCATTCCCCATCCTATTACATTAGCATCATACTTCTTCTCCAATATCTTGTATGCAGTTACAGGGACAATAGTTTTGAACTTAGCCTCTGCAATAAGCCTAATTATCACTGCCTTACAGATATTCAGTAATGCCTGAAGCGTGGCTTCGTTGTTCTCTGCCTTATCCTCCAAGCTTACCTGCTGAAGTATTTCTATTTTAAAAGGGTTGTAATGTTCGTGAATAGCATTTGCCCGGACTTCAAGTATAACTTCATTCGGTTCAAAGTATATTCCGATTACGTCAGGCGGTTTGCTTTGATCAACATATAGGTTTACAAGCTGCTCCTGATCGTAAAGAATCAACGTGCATCCTGAATCTGCGAGAATCTGTTTTATGATTGACGTTATCATTTCTCATCTTTATTGCTGAGCCAGAAAAATAGAAAGCTCCAAGCCCAATCTATTTTTTCTTTCCTACCACAACATTTTGTTTTCATAGCTTTTTACGTTTTAATTTTGCTTCTGTTTCCTCTTGCATAAGTTTAAAGTACCTTTCCTGATATTCGTATTTTTCTTTAGCGAGTAAAAACCTGACAAGGCACTCTTTATATGGCTGCTGGATCACTTCTTCGGTTGTTATTTTCATTTCGTCACGAAGGAAGTCTAAGGAAGTTAAATCTGAAAATACATTAAGCTTTTCAATCCCGGCTGCCCTCTCTAGCTTCGTAGGTTCCCGGTGCAATAAATTGCGTTCTCGTTCTGCTAATTGACTAAGATGTTTTATCAACAGCGCTGCGACAGGATAAACTTCTTTTGCTTTGCAATTTATAACTTTCCTTCCGAATAACAATGCATTTTCGCTGTCCCATTTCTCTTTTGTTACTATCGGAAAGTAATATCCCGTTAATATCCTGATGATAACTCCAAAGTCATCCGTTTCCTCTGCCACTAAATACATTCGTTGCCCATAGCAAAGACTGGCTTCAAACTCTGCGTAATCAGTAGGAATATGATACTTAGCCCCGGCTATTGTAATGCTTACGGGAGGAGGCAGCTGTATAAGTCCATCGGGAAGCCCTTGATACGTTTCATAGTTAATAATCAAATCCCGGAACGTAAGCTTGTCGATCTTTTTTATCCGTGCCATCTTTGAGGTCGTCTTTCCGGCTCTATTGCCCTGCGTATTGCCATTACCATTACGTCAACCTGATCATCGTGTTCTCCTAAAGGGAATTCAATAACTTCCTTCACAAAGTTCTGAAGCCACCCGGCATTCTTCAGTAAGTAAAGCCTTCCCGATTCTACAAATGGGACACAGGCAGCTAGTCGGGCAACTTTATCTTCCCTCGGTGGCTTATCAAGTACAATATTCAGCTTCGTTGAGTTCTTCAGCATTTGGGCAACAGACATTCCGTTGGCTTTTGGCTCAATGTATATCCTTGAATAATACCTGTTATATCCATTTCTGTTTGCGAATTCCGGGATGAACCTTAAAAGCTCCGGCATTTCCATCCGTACAGCAATAACGTCACGGACATAAATCTTATTTTTCCACTCACAATAACAAAAGATCGCTGTCGGATCATTCTTATCTTCTTCCGTATAAGCCCCATCAAGGGTGAATTTCCATTGTAACGACACTTTCTCTGAAGCTGCTTCTTCCTCTAGGTTCCCTATTGAGAAGAAATTGAACCAAGCCTCTTTTATTGTGTTCCCTCCCTCTATCACCGGAGTTTGTAACATCTGCCCTGCGTACCCGTAACTTCCAAGATCTATCTTTGCCTTATGGAGTGTATCTCTGCTAAGCCTTTTTTCGTCAAGTAACCCGTTCTTGTAAAACATTCTCAATTCCGGTGGATTAACGTCAACGGTTAGTTCTGCCGGGAGGCATATATGCTTAATAGGTTTACCTAGCTTTGACAAGTCGTGCCCGGTGCTGTCCTCTGTATGCAATCTCTGCATAACCGTTACCGTTGGCACTCTGTCTTTGTCAACTTTCCTGCTAGATAGCGTTCTGTCATTGAAACGATTGCACCGTTCCCGGTAAGCTTTTGATTCAGCCTGCTCCGGGTTAATAGGATCATCCCTTATAATCAGGTGTGCGTGTTTTCCCGTTACTGTTCCATTCGTTGACGTAGCATAACGCAACCCCCCGTAGGTATTCCTCCAATCAGCTTCGTTATCTTTTACTAGCTGGAACGGTCTTCCAAATCTCCTTATGAAATACCATTGGAACAGCTCATTAAACTTGTCGCTTTTTACTATTGCCTTTGCTCTGAGGGAATGATCCAGCGACAAACCAGCGCTGTAAGATGACGATATAATTACAAAATGAGGTGCGTGAAGCCATAACCACACAGGGAATGCCTGAGATACTATCGTTGATTTAGTCATTCCGGGAGGAATATTTATGATAAGATCTTCAATCCCGACTTCCCTTGCAACTAACCTATTCCCGAGATGCTGTAATTGCTCACACAAGTATCTGATGTGCCAATTAAGAATAAGTGTGTCCCCGGACATAATCTCCCAAAACGTAAGGAAAAACTCATACAAGGAGCACGCACAAGCCAAAGCCTTGCGTTCTATCATTTCATCCCGTAGCCTTGTTAATTCTTTTAAGTCTGTATTTTCCATTTCTGCTCAATCTCAGCTTCTATTTCCTCTTTTGTCAAAGTGCTGTTAATCCCTATTGAGAAAGATCTCGTTGGAGCGTCAAGCCCGAGAAGTGCTGCCCGTCTTTCCATGCATTTCTGTATTATATCAAGGAAGCGGGTATCTCCGAATGTCGTTTCAACTTCCCGTTCACGTAATCTTCCCCCGGACATTCCTGCCTGATTAAGTTCCCCCCCGTCAATAACTGTTTTTCTTCTCCCTTCCTTTGACCGCTCCCAAGCTTCCCAGCACTCTGCTTCTATCTTATCAAGCTTTGCCAATTCAAGTTCCATTTTTTCTTCAATAAACTCGGATCTTTGTTCTCGCCATTCCTTATAGATTACTTTTAAGTCCCAAAATATCTGTGTATGGTGTAATGTATAACCCCGACCCTCAGCCTGATTCTTTTCATTAAGCTTCCGGGCTATTTCCCGGATTTGCGTACACTTAACTATTTCACTTGCTATGAAAGCTCGATCTGATTGCTTTTGCTGTTCTGATCGTTTTGGTGCTGACGACTGTCTTTTTTTTTCTTCTGCCACGGTTGAGGTTTATCTTAGTTTAGGTTTTGAAAAAGGAAGGGGTGGATAATGTTGATGTAAAGAATTATGTAATTCACTCCGTTCAATACGAAACGGACTGCCTGATAATAAAAAGAACGTACCACCCCTTATATTGTTAAAATGCATATCCGATATCAATAGCTGATTCCACTTTAAAGAAATTGAATCGTAATCCAAGACTGAAGCCTTTCTGTAATCTTATCCCGGTAATACACTCAAAGGTTATCGGGCGTAAGACTTCTGTGTTGAATCCGTCAAAAGTTATTTTCACTTCTCCATATCTGTCGTGAACAAATCCGGCTCCGAAGTGAACAATAGCCCCATTGTCTTTATTCGGTGGCATATACTTCATAGCTCCAAAGGCGAACTTCAGATGTTCTTTTATGTAACTGCCCATAGGCATCCGATATTGTCCGTAAGAAGCCGAAGCGTATAAGCCGAAGTCAGTATTAACCTGATGATCATATCTTAGCCCTGCGCCAAGATCCGTTGGCTGAAAGGTCAAATATACCGTATTCTGACTATTTGCCAGAATAGGTATCAATACTACAATTAGAACAATTAGTCTTTTCATCTGCCATAATTTTATTGATTTTTAATTGTTGGTTTTGTTCAATATCTCCAATCTGTAAAGTGGATTACTGCCATAGGGCTATTCTGTCTTATTTTGAACCATTCGCAAAAATCCTCGAATGATAAACCGTCATTATTTGCAACCTCTCCCCAGTCGTATTTTTTACCATCAATCTCAGCATAAATGAAATTTGTTGGGTTATTCAGTTTTTGTAATCCTATTTTCGTGAGTTGCAAAAATTCAACTTGTTTGGACCTATAAGGGATCCCGCTCCAGTATCTTAATGATAGGATTGCTTTGCCTTCATTTATTTGCTTTGCTCGCCTTTCCCATAATTCATAATTAGCCCTTATAGTATGCTTCTTCCCGCCAAGTATCGGATACTTAGATATAAGCATTACTGTATCTTTGATTTTTTCAGAGAACCAGGTTCTTTCCCCTGCTCTCTTATGAGTTTTCGGAAATGTCATTGATACTGTTAATACATAGGTTTTCATATTTGTTATTCGCCCTCGCTCATTGGCCTGACGGCCATTAGGATTTTTGGCCACTCCACCAGGCAGGCAGCTCTTCATTAAATAATTTATCGAGTGCCTCATGGTGTTTTTTTGGTATGTATGAAGGCCTTATGGAATTGCGATCTCCGCCAGTTATATAACGTGACAATCCTGACCAATTAATTAAATCAGAAATTTCGTCAAACACATCAATCGAAGCGGTAACGGCATCGAGGGTGAGAGAGCTGTGTTTTTCAATTTGCTCGAGCATTTCTTTTAACTCATCATCTGTCGTGTCGTGTGACTGTGACCATAATTGAGCTCTTGATTTTAAATATGCTTTCGCAGAAGCTTCATCATCAAATTCCATTTCAGATGTTAATGATCCATCTAATTGTTTTTTT